CACATATGAATCCGCATAAATCTCGTTAACGTTCGGGTCCAAGCCCAGTATTTCCAACACCGCGGCCTCCAGCAGCCTAGCGAGTAAATTCTGGGACTTGTCATACTTTCCAGAATCACATTCGATCGACTCCAAGGCAAGCAACATCGACGAGAACTCGGTCAGCCACCTGGAAATGTCCTCGTCAGAGAGTCGACCTGCACTCTTGTATTCCGGCTTAAGACACGAATCAAATCTCTCAAAAATCTTTCTGAATATGCTGGTAAAAGGAGCGGTATCCCTCTTTGACATGCTAATTATCACTTGCGGTTGAGCCAACTCGTACTGCGCCGAAGTGCTCAGTTTCGGTTTGACGCGCTTCTTCACAATTGTGTCGAACTTCTCCAACTCCAACTCCACCATCTCGTTCGGACACTCCGCCTCCAAAGCGGACCTATAATTACCATCCCTGGTGGCCAGCCATTCCATATAATCCGTCAAATTAAACGTTACCGGGTCGGCTTGATAGGACTTGCGCAGCGTGCTGTTGAAATTCTCCACGAAAAAATTATCGACAAATTCCTCCGCGAGCTCCCTAGCGTACGAAAACACGGCAGTCTGCAACTGCAGATCTGGGGGGTTAAAGTTACGCTTAGCCGATGCCAAGATCGCATCCAAGAGAGGAGTCCTGGAGACCGGCAGCGCTGCGGTGCGCAACGGCATATCGGCGTGCAGGCGTTCCGGGGCGGCGATATCCTTAGCGATCTCAACCCTGCCAAAAAACTCGGTATTGATATTAACATCACGCACGCGCCTCAACTCGGCTGCGTTCTGCAGCTGTGCCGTGGAATTCCCGGGTAGTGCCACGTCATACGCGTGCTGCCACACGGCCACGGGGTCGCTAACGACGTTTGGCTCATACCTGGGAAACGCGTCCAGCACATCGGTGTTGGACCTCATTTTCTCCGCAACGGCCGTCGGCGCGCTGGTCGAAACGTTACCGCCATGAAACCCGATGAAAGGATCCGTATCGCCTAGGACCGACTCCTTAGACTTATCTTTATCTTCCAACTCCAAGAGATACGGCTCAAACCAAGTACC